CATGAAACATCCTTCAATGATCGAGGACCTCTTCCATCTGCGTAATCTTAACAATCTGCATCTTCACGCCAACACGCTTCTCAGCCTTGAGACGCTCCTCCTGAGCGCGGTGCAGGCTCTCGTAACAAAATACTCTAGCGTTGCTGTGCGTTCTCAGTTCATAACTCACTTGCATGGTCTATTCTTTCTTTTTTATGAAGCGGCCATTCCGGTCTCGCTTTGGCTTACAGGCGCGGAGACTGATTGACATCATCAAGTTGGCGACGAGGCTGATGCCGAGTACGATGAGAAGAATGCCGATCATGCTACTACTCCATTGTTGAGTTATAGTTTCTGCTTCAATTTCTGATTGAGAAGTAGCCGGTTCACCCGCGCCGGGTGCTCACGGATCAGCGCTTGGCGCAGCATCTCGGTTCCGCGCCGGGTGGCTATTCGGTCCTTGTCATCGTTGACAAAAAGATTGATTTCTCTTGTCGGACCATACTTTTGAGTGCTTCTCATAGTTTTGACTCCTGTATGCCTGCGACCACGACGCTTTCTGCGTAGACGTGGGTGATAGAATCGCGATTATGCTCCAAGATGTACCCACGATGACCGTCTAGGCGCTGATACCAGCCGATGACGTATCCCGGAAATCTTGGCGAACTGGCATGCTTCTGTCGCACATAAGCGGCGTCGCGGTACTTGAGCTTGCACCACGCGGGCCAAGGCTCGGATAGTGCGGGTTTGGTCTCGTCTTGTGTCATGTTAAAAGCTCCCTTCGTGAAGTTGTAGTAGTCCGCTGGCGATCCGCTCGGTGAACCATAACGCACCGAAGAATAGCAGTATAATGATGGCGCGGGTCATGTCTTGTCCTCCTCAAACCTAATAAGCTGTCCTGTCTCGGCGACCTCGACCGCGAACGCTGTGATGCGTGCGGGCCGCACCTCGTACAGGATGACCTTGAACGCTTCCCCCGGCTCTCCCCCGGTCCTGTCTCGCCCAACCCTCTCGGCTTGAGCCTCTGATATAATCAGCTTCGACATCTCACTCCCCTGCTAGAGACATAGCCTCTGCGATGACATCGTCAGGCGCGGAGCCTGACATGAACCGGCCTACCACTGGTGGGATGGCCGTCTGCACGAACTCGCGGAACGCAGCCTCATCCATTTTTGAGAAGCTGATGCTCCCCGGCACGAAGTGCGCTCGGCCCTTGCTGTCCTCGACCACCTCGCCACAGCCTGCTGCGATCTTTGCAAAGTGCAGCGCGGCCACCTCGTTGATGTGAGGCTGACTGTTCTCGCTGATCAACCGGAGGATGGCGAAGAACAGGCGGTGGTATTTGCCGTTCCTGACCTTCACCCCCTTAAGCTCGACGACATCGCCCAGCTTGCACCGAGACACAAAATCCTGTGCCCCGGTGTTGAAGGGTCTGAAGCCGTCCAGCGTCAGGCGGTATAGCGGACGCTCGGACATCAGAACGGCGAGTCGTCGATGGCGCGAGAAGCTGGGGCCTTGCCGACCCATCCGTCGTCAGCCTGCTTTGCCGGTGCGCGTGCGCCATCGCTGGACTTTCCGTCGAGCATGATGAGGGTGCCGCCAAACCCCTGCAGGACGACCTCGGTCGAGTAGCGGTCATTACCCTCCTTGTCCTGCCACTTCCGGGTTTGCAGCTTTCCTTCGATGTAGACCTTCGACCCCTTCTTGAGGTAGCGCTCGGCCACGCCGGCGAGACCTTCCTGAAAGATCGCGACGGAAACCCACTCGGTTCGCTCCTGCGGCTCGCCCTGCTTATCCTTCCAGCTTTCGGAGCAGGCGAGGCGCAGGTTGCAGACCTTCCCGCCGTTCGAAAACGACTTCACCTCTGGGTCAGCGCCCAGATTTCCAATCAAGAAGACCTTATTGAGTGAACCAGACATCAGATTTTCTCCTCGTAACGCGACCGCAGGTCTGCGACCGCTTCATCAATCTCTCCGAGGAAGACCTTCACGGCCTCCTCGATCTCAAACAGCAGGGGCTCGTCGCGCATGATGCGCTTGACGAACATCTGCATGCTGTCGGGCAGGCGCGGGTCAAAGCTGACGAAGTCGCACCAGACCCTGTCGGTGCAGGCCATCTGCCACTGCATCTGGAGCAGGTATTTCTTGTCGATCCCGGCCCCTCGCAACGTCGAGATATGCGTCGCCGTGTTCGGGCACTTGATCTCGACCAGCCCGTCAGCAGCGACCAGCCCATCTGGCGATGCCCCGGACATATCGATCTCGGGGTGGTGGTGGAAACCCGTCTCCTCGACCTCGTCGCCGGAGGTGAGCGCGTACATCGCTCTGGCCTGCGGCTCGGTGTCAGTGCCCCACTGCATCGCCGTGTTCGAAAAACTGCTCGCCGGGGTGCCGGTCAGGCGCTCGGCGATAAGCTGGGCTCCGTAGTTGGCGCGGCTGGCCGATACGCCGGTCTTGGTCTTCGCCATCAGGTCGGAGATGCGCGAGGCGGTAACCTTCCCGGCGCGCTCTGCGAGCCACTCGTCGGTCCCTTGCTCAAACATCAGCCTTCTCCTTCTTTGCCTTTACAGCGGCAGCCTGTAGCTTGAGGCGTCGCGCAGCAGCTTCTGCCTGCTCTGTGTTGAGGAGATATAGGGAGGAAACCTTGTAGGCCGTCTGCACCCTCTCCTTGGTGCCCTCGCCAAGCTCTTCGCAGTAGTCCTCGATGGCCTCGATCAACTCGGGATCGGCGGCGGGCTTGTTCTCCTCGGCGACATCGAGAGCGTCGTGCTCTGCGATCTCAAGGACGAGGAACCAGAGATACCTCCTCTGGTACGTCTGAACCGCCCCGATATTCTGCACCTCGTGACACCCCTTCAGGGATGCGCTCCCCATCGGGCTCTCGACCGAGATGCGGTCTGCTGGGTCATCGAGATTGACGATGTCCATCTTTGCAATCCCGTCGATGAAGGTGATCGGCGTCGTCGCCAACCCCGCCGCGTCCATCGTGGACAGCGCGGGGATGAGGAAGTCGCCAAGCTCGAAATACTTCGCTGGCCGGTTCGGGAATGTCCCCGACTTCTTTAGCTCCAACTGGTGGAACGCGAGGCGCGCTGCGTTCAGGCGCTGGAAGACGTTGGTGGTTTTTATCATAACTCAAGTTCCTTCATCTCGATTCTTTGGCGTCCAACTGGATGTTGAGGGCCTCTTCAAGCAGGTTGTTCATCAGAGCGACGATTGTGTTGGAGCGCTCGGTCTGGATGTCGCGGTCACGGGAGTAGGCCGTCGCATAGTCGGCGAGGCCCTGATAGTCGCGACCGTTGGGGTTCATCTCGGCCAGCGCCTCGAGGGCGTCCTCAAGCTTGGTGCGGACCTTGACCCGCTGGCGGATCAGTTCCTCGCGGCTGGTGCCGTTCGAATTGACGTTGGGGTTCATGATGCTCATGAGGCCTCTCCCGTGAGAAGGGTGATGAGTTTCTTGCGCTCCTCGGCGTTCAGGCTGATGCTGATGGTGCGGGAGGAGGTGCGCTTTTCCCCGGTGGTAATCTCCGTCAAAGTAATCTCGGTCCACGCTTCCGGGTTTATCGCCTTGCCTCCGTCATAATCGACGAAGGTTGCATCCAGAGCGGACCTGACTTCGCCGCGCCTCTTGTTGTATGGAACGTGATGCGGGTCATAGACCGAGAGGCGGGGGTGGCTGCAGTAGGTGCCTAAAGCAGATTTGCGGTTTTGGATAATGCTCATGAGGTCTCTCCCGAATGGGTTTCAGTGGACCGACTGACGATCTTTGTCCGCACCCAGTGTCCTGTCACCGGGCCGACGCCTGACTGGTCGGCTACCGCGCCGTTGAGCAGGGTCAGGGCGTGGCCGCCGACGTTCAACAGGTAGGTGGTGTCCGCCTTTGCGTACTTCTTGGCGAAGGTCGCGACGGTGCAGCGAGGGAGGACGCGGGGGTAGTTCTTCTCGACATAATCCGAGGCGAGAAACTTGAAGTCAGAGAGCGTCTGGGCCGAGAAGTGCTCGGTGGTCAGGTTGCCGACGCCGAAAGCTTCGAGGGTCGCGATCTGCTGGCTGTGGGTGGTTCCGCCGCCCCAGCGAGCGGACTTATCGAAGCGCCTGCTCATGAAGTCCCAGATGGTCTTGAAGTCGCGCTTGGCGCAGATTGATACTGCGAGAACTCCGCAGTGTCCGCCCTCGGTGACGGTCCCGTAATCTGTGGGGTAGTCGATGGATTTCATGGCGTCGTTCCTTTTGTCGCCGATTTCAGGTGACGGTCTGTGCCGTCGATCCCCTAAGTAATGATGGCCCCCGGAGGTGTCAACGACATTTCAAAAAAAGATACGTTTGCGTTGCGCTAGACTTTCGTTTATCGACGGCGGATGAACAGAAAAACAGCACTCTCCCGGTTCAAGGACCGCTGCTTCGCGCTCCGAGTAACCCCGACCTCCGTCCGCATCGCGGCCCGCGTTTCATCCGCTACGATGAGCCGCTGGAACAAAGACCCGACCTCGATCCGGGCATCGACGCTGCTCAAGCTGGAGCGCGTCCTCGACAAAATGGAGGCGGGAGAGTGAAGCGTCCCCGCCGCATCCTTCACCTGCGCATGAAGCCGAAGGCCGAGAAGACCGGCGAGCATCGTAAACATCTCCAATACATCGCGAGCCTCGGCTGCGTGGTCTGCGGGGCCGAGGCTACCGTGCATCATGTCACCAGCGACGGGCTCAAGCGGATCAGCAGGAGCCACGAAAGGGTCGCTCCGCTGTGCCCGGAGCACCATCTGATACAGCACGGCCCCCGCGACAGCGTCGAGGCTCTGGGACACGCGGGTTTTGAGAGGGTGCACGGCATAAATCTGCTAGAGTGGGCCGACGCAGCTTGGAAGAGGAGGAGTGAATGACGGAAGAAGAAATACCGAGGATCAAACCTACCGTCGCAGCGATTATAGAGGCGGCGTCGAGGCTGTCGGGGACATCGATGGCCGAGATCAAAGGTCTGGGCAGAGAGGTCGGCCTCGTCCATATCAGGGCGTCGATTGTAGATGTCGCGCTGTACTACAGCCGCCTCAGTAAGGCGAAAGACCTGCGCTACTCGACAGTCCGGATCGGGCACGCGCTCGCGAGAGACCACTCGACGATCCTCAACATGCGTGACAAACTCGCTTGGTATAAATGGAAGAACCGGCTGCTCGACCACTTCATCCGCGCCCTTCACGAGGAGGCCATCGCTCACCCGCTGTCCTGCGGCTGGGACAAGAGCTTCAAGGCCGTTAAATGGACGCCGCCCGTGGAAGAGCCGGTCGAGGAGGTCGAGGACATTTCCACCAAGACCGACGACGAACTTCTGACCGCTGCGGTTCGGCGTCACTACGCTGCCGGGAAGGACTGTCTGGAGGTCTGGAATGGGTAAGCGCAGCAACTTCGAGCGGATAGAGCGCGACTTCTACGAGACGCCAGAGGCGGCGGTTACCCCGCTCCTCGCTCACCTTCCCCTGTACACCCAGTTCAGCGAGCCCTGTGTTGGATCAGGAGCGCTGGTCAGGGCTTTGGAGGCACACGGCCACAGGTGCCTGCACAGTTGTGATATAGGCTCCCCCTACGAGAGTTCTCCAACCCTAGATGTGCAAGATGTGAGGGCGGTTAGGATTCCTGCGCACTGTGAGGCGGTGATAACGAATCCTCCTTGGGATAGAAAGGTGTTGCACCCGGCTATCGTGAACCTGTCCCGGCAAAAGCCAACGTGGCTGCTGTTCGACGCGGACTGGGTGCATACGAAGCAGGCGTCACCATACATGAGCGCGCTGCAGAAGATCGTCAGCGTGGGCCGGGTCAAGTGGATCAAGGATAGCCCGCACACCGGGAAGGACAACTGCTGCTGGTATCTCTTCGACGCCAGTCGGTTTGATAACCCTGTCCAGTTCTTTGGGAGGACAAAGTGATCGAGCTTCCCTTCCCCGCGAAGGTGCTCTGGCCGAATGGGCGGGGACACTGGGCAGTAAAGGCCAAAGCTATCAAGGCGCACAGGCAGTGGGCTTTCATCGCCACCCTCGCCTACTACGGCAACCGCGAGAAGCCGGTGCTGCCAATCACGCTGAGATACACCATCACCCCTTTGACCGCTCACGAGATCGACCGGGACAACGCGGTCGCTGCGTGTAAGTCGTATCAAGACGGCGTCGCGCAGGCGCTCAAGATCGACGACAAGGAGTTCGGGACGCCCGAGATCAGGTTCGCCGATCCGCAGCGTCCGGGCAAGATCATCGTACAGGTGCTGCAGTGAGCGGTTACAGCGACGGCCCAGCGCGGGCAGCAGTGGGAGGCCCACCCTTCCCCAACCACCGGACGATGGCCGAGGTAGACGCCCAGCGGAAGGCGTGGCGGGACCATTACCGGGCCAATCGGAAGAGGCCTTGCGGAGACGAAGAGGGAAGCGCATAAAAGGCGGGCGGGGAGTGCGACCTGAACGAAGCACTCAACCCGCCCTTAATTCAACACCAGAGGAGATGGTGCGAACCATGTTTCATTTACAAAATTACGCTGCGGAAGGCAAGCTGCCAAACGGCTTCTTGCCGGTGACTGACTGATGTCAGGATACATCAAGCTCTGGCGTGGCTGGCGCGACTGCCCGCCACTCAACACAGCCGAGCGTCAGGTCGCGTGGATATGGATGTTGGAAGCAGCGTGCTGGAAGCCAAAGAACTTCAACGTGAAGGGCAAAACTCTGCAACTTCGGCGCGGCCAATTCTGCGCCTCACGGGAGCAGATGGCGGCTGCGTGGAACTGGTCACCGAGCGCTGTTGAGCGGTTTTTAACCCGGTTGAAAAGCGAACAGATGATCGGACAGGAAACCGGACAGGGAAAGAGTGTCATAACTATCAATAATTATTGCACATATCAGGGTATGGTAAACGAAACCGGACAGGAAATCGGACAGGAAACCGGACAGACATCGGACAGACATCGGACAGCAAAAGAAGAAAGTAAGAAGGTTAAGAAGGAAGAAGTACCCCCTAAAGCCCCCCGCAAGCGGTGGGTTGATATTCCCGATGGCGTTGATTCTCAATTGTGGTCGGATTGGCGCGATCACCGAAAGACGGTTTTCACGGAAACTGCGCTGGCCGGTATGAAACGAGAGGCGGGGAATGCGGGTTGGACACTAAGTGCTGCGCTGGCCGAGGCTATGGAGCGCGGCTGGCAGGGTTTTAAAGCAGACTGGGTCAAGGGAAATGGAAATGGACGAGCAAAAGAAAAAACGAAGGGTCGATCAATCGGCAGAACCGAAGCAGCCCTTGGCGCTGTCCACCAACGGCTCTCGCAGGATAGCAGAGACTAGCGGCGTTGCGGTTTCCTTAGCCCGCTGCCTCACGCTAGTCGCGCCGGTCGGCATGTGTGAGGACGACCGGGCGGAGTGGTTGGGTATTGCAATCGACGCGCTTGCCGGGGAAATTGAACTGGTGGGAGAGGCGAAGTTTGTGCTCGCCTGCCGCCACGCGATGATGACATGCCAGCATCACTCCGAGATCGTGCCGACGATCTACGGGGAGCTACACCTCAAAGAGGAATACCCGAATGGAATATTCTGATTGGAAGCCAGCGCGGGCGGGGAAGCAGACGTGCCCCGCCTGCAGTCACACCCGGCGAAACAAGCACGACAGATGCTTGAGCGTGACCAAGGACGAGCGAGGCACAGTCTGGATGTGTCATCACTGTAATTATCGAGGAGCAGAGAATGAGTATACATCCGAAACACATCGAATGGATCGAAGCACGCGGGCTCGACCCGGTGCTGGCCGGGAAGCTGGGGCTGGAGACCGTTTTTCGCGAAGGGCGCAACTGGCTGGCGGTGCCGTATCTGGAAGAGGGCGCGGCGATCAATCACAAATACCGGCTGACCTCCGAGAAGGACCACCGGATGGACAGCGGCGCTCCGCTCGGTCTGTGGAACGCAGACTGCTTGACCGATCCGAAGGTGCTATCCGGGCAGACGCCTGTCGTGATAACGGAGGGCGAGTGGGACGCGATGGCGGCGATCCAGAGCGGCTTCCTGTTCTCGGTCAGCGTGCCAAACGGTGCGCCATCAAGCGAGACGACTGACCTCGACAACGCCAAGCGATACGACTGGGTCGATAGGCACGCCGAGGCTCTGGCCGGGGTGAAGGAGTTCGTGCTCGCAGTCGATGACGACGAGGCGGGCAGATACCTGCGCTCCGATCTGGTTGCCCTGCTGGGGGCAGAGCGCTGCAGGTTCGTCGAGTTCCCGTTTCCATCGAAAGACCTGAACGAGGTGCTGCAGCTCCACGGCCCGGAGCGGGTGGTGGACTGCATCGCCACCGCGAAGCCGTATCCGATCAAGGGGCTGTTCACCATCGACGACTACCCGGAGAGGGGCGAGGTCAGGAGCTACAGCCTCGGCGTCGATCCCATCTCCGACCTGATCCGCATCGTCCCCGGCACGCTCACCGTGTTGACCGGGTTCGCCGGGTCAGGGAAGAGCACGCTGCTCAACAGCATCGTCGGCTACACGATGGAGCACCACTTCCCGGTCTGCGTCGCCAGCTTCGAGACGGATGTGAAGCCCATCCTTCGCGACGGCCTGCGCTGCGCGATCATGCGCTGCGGCAAGCACGAGCTAGGAAACCGCGACCTCAAGGAGGTGGACGCCCTACTCCGCGACAGGCTGACCCTGATCGGGCAGGCGGTGGACGAAGACCGTGAGATGTCGCTGGAGGAGTTCCTCGACCTCGCCCGGATCGCCGTTCTGCGCCACGGCGTGAAAATGATTGTGCTCGATCCGTGGAATGAAATGGATCACAAGCGGCGTCAGGGAGAGACGGAGACCGATTACATCAACCGAGCGCTGCGGCTGGTCAAGCGATTCGCCCGAGAGCACGACGTAGCCTTCTGGATCGTCGCGCATCCCGCGAAGCCGATGGAGGGGACGAAGAACGCGCCGGGGCTCTACGGGATCTCGGGCTCTGCGGCGTGGGCCAACAAGCCCGACTACGGCGTCGCCTATCACCGCAGGTCGTTTGAGGACAACACGGCTGAGATCATCGTGAACAAAGTCAGGATGGGCATGCCGGGGAAGCGCGGGGTGGCGAAAGTCCGCTACGACTTCAGGACCAGCGAATTTATTTCTGACGGATAGGGTTGACCATACAGAGGACATCCCCTATCTGAGGGGTGGGGACTGACCCCGCCGACAGGAGAATGAAAATGCGGAATGACATCGTAACAGAAATAGCAAACGCTGAAGATAGCCGGGTGCGGGTGCGGGTTACTAAGACCGATCTCTTTGATTATGACTATCAGAAGTGGGTGTGGTCAGTTTCGGTTACCTACTTCGACGAGCCTCACCTGAGCTTCTGGGAGGACAAGCCGACGAAGGCTCGGGCCCTGACCTTCTTCAACACTTGGAAAACACTCACAGCGAGCTGAAGCCCCCTCGATCCCCGCGCCTTCGGGCCGGGGGTCAGGATGGCACTCAGCCAAACTGGGGACTGACCCCGCCGACAGGAGAATGTAAATGACTCACAACCTTGAAACCCGCGAAACCGCCTTCACCAACGCCGAGTTCGCCGCGCTGGATCGCAACGCCGATGGCGACATCATCGAGCTAGGCTTGGCCGCTTGTTTCGTGACGGATAAGCAGCGCACCAAGCTGACTGGCGACGACCAGTCCCGCATGGGCGACCACGACGAGGAGATGTCCTTTCTGCTAGCCGACGCCATGGTCGAGTTCGGAGGTTACTGAAGCCCCCTCACCCCCGCGCTGAAAGGCCGGGGGTCAGGATGGCAGCAGCCAGCAAGAGGAGACAGAGAATGAACAAGAACAGACGCAAGAATATCGACGGGATCATCGGCAAGATTTCAGACCTTCAAGGCCTGCTCGGCGAGCTTAGAGACGAGATCGAAGGCGTCCAGAGCGAGGAGCAGGACTATCTCGACGACATGCCGGAAAGCTTCCAGAATGGTGACAAGGGCGACTCGGCCCAAAGCGCGATTGACAGCCTCGATCAGGCGATGAGCAATATTGACGACTGCGATCTCGAGCAGATCACCGCCGAGCTTGAAAATGCGAAGGAGTGATCGGGTGCAGCCTGACCCCACTCAACCAAGGAGAGACGACATGGCAATTTCAGTTTTCGTTCGTGATGATCTAGTTCAGGTTGGTTACGCCGAAGACGGCGAGGCGGTTATCGCCCGGTCTTTTTATCTGGTAGCCGAAGACGTTTCAGGTCGCCGCTTGGCCCATGACTTTTCCGTCCTTGCTTTTCCTCGGGATGTTGAGGCCGCTGAAGGTCGCCTCAAGGCTCTTCAAGGCGAGGTTCAGGAACACATTTATTTCGGCGGCGATCTTGATTCTGATCACTGGGTAGAGATTGATCCGGCTTACGGCTCAGGCGGTTATCAGGCTCTCGATGCAGTTGGTTATTTCCGGGCTCAGGAACGCCACGACGCTCACAAGGCAGGAGAAGCAGGCGTAGAGTTAGGTTCGGAAATCGGGGATTTAGTCGCATGACCAACTGGCAACCCCACCCCATGGTCGAGTTCGGAGGTTACTGAAGCCCCCTCACCCCCGCGCCGCGTTGGCCGGGGGTCAGGATGGCACTCAGCCAAACGAGGAGAGACGAAATGAAATTTAACGCAGTGATGATCGACGAAACCGGGTGCGAGTTTGGTGTCGGCCTTGAGGCCGGGGATCGCGAGCAGGCTTACGATCGACTCGCGGACGATTACCCAGAAAGCCGGGTGGACCAGCTTGAAACACTGGGTGAAGCCAAGGGCCGCGAGAACCGTATGCTTCGTCATATTGAAGAGGGCGGCGACTGGGACGACGAAGGGAGACCGATCTTCCACTACACGCCGATGGACTGAAGAGTGCGAACGAGGAGAATTGAGATGTTGAAGCCATACGAAGCCCTGAACAACCTCCGCGAAGTTAGCGCTGAGATTACCCGCCTGAACAAGGCGCTGGGACGCCCTGCGTTCAACCCTGCGGCGCTGGATGCCTTGAGGGAGGTGATGACCGACCTCCAATTTGAAGCCGGTCTGGATGAAGAAGAGAGGAGTGAATCTGATGCCTGATTTTGTTTTTGAAACGACCGTCGAGCGGGGCAACCGCGAGGTCGATGTCGAGGTGACCTACCGCGTCACCCCCGGCAAGCGCTCCGCCCGCGCCGGGGCCTACCCATCGCCCGC